TCTTTGACTCGTTAATTTTATTTATCATTTGCTTTTCGTATGCCAGAAATTTTGCTATACTTACATCTTCACTTATTGCAAAACCCATTATGTTTTCAAACGCTACTAACGTAGAAGTAAAATCAAAAGTTACTTTCTTATCTTCTGAATTATCCTTACTCATTTCGATAAGGTTTTCAGTAACGTTTATGTTACGTTTAATTAAGGCTAGCCCTTCTTTTGGCTTAGATAGGTCTATTTGTATTCCTATAGTCCTTAATGCATTCTCAACTTCTAAAATATGCCTTGCGTTTAGCGGTATTTCGTCAACAACTGTGTAAGCGTAGTTTAAAAAGGCTAATTTGTGTTTAAGACCTTCTATTCTTACAGCTCCTTTTATTTTAGATAGGCTGTTTTGATCGTTTCTTTTCTCAAAAAACTCATCATATAATTGTTCAAATACCTCTTTATGATTCTCAACTAGCAAATAATTAGTTTCTCCGCTCTCAAGAGCATTAAAGAAGTCCTTTGCTTTGTATTCTGTAAGTATCATATTGCTGTAATTTGTCTTATTTTCCTTACTAACTTATCCCTGTAGTCTGTTTGTTGTAATTCTAAGAAGGTTTCTTTATTTAATCCAAAGATTCGCTTTCCGTACTTACCTCTTAACATACTGGTTTTTTCGTTTTGACTATCAAAAAGAAACTTAGAGCTTCCTAATGACTTTTGAAATAATTGATTTACAAATGCCCCTGTAAATATTAAATCAACCCGTCCTTGTGCTTTCGGGTTTGTGCTTTGTTTAAATGCCTTATAAGATGCACTTCTGTAAGCTGGACTTATTGCGCTTCCGTCTGGATTTCTTCCTCTTTCAAATTCATCACGCTTAAGCTCCCTTATCTTTGTGTCCGTTAAAACTATCTTCTCGACTTCCTTCTGTAATAGGCTCAACTTGCTTGCTTTGTTTAGCCTTCTTTGTAATTCCTTTGCGCTTGGCATAATTTACTGTTTTTAAATCCTTGTCAAAGTTAATTTGTAGCGGCACTTGACTTTTAAGAAATACCTTTTGTTCTTCTCTTATTAGTGACTCAAAGTGTTTAAATCCTTTGTCTGAGAAACTTACTTTTCCTACTTGCATAATTTTAAATAAAAAAAGGACGGCGTATTAGACCGCCCTAGATTAATAAATACTCTAATTTTAAGCTACAGTTCCAACTGCTGAAATACCTCTAAATAGTTGATCGGATAATACCGCTACATTTAAACTCTCAACGCTATCGTATAGCTCAACTTGCACCTTATCTGTAGAGGATAGTGTGGTAGAAGTAACAAATACATATTTATTTGTCACATTGTTATAAGCGACTGAGCTTGGAGCTTCGGCCACACCTTCTATTATAACTCTAAAGTTTGCAGCTAGCAATCCTTTAATATTAAAGGCTGAATTAGTGACTGCTGTTATAGTTGCCTTTACATCGGTTCCTGTGCTTAGATCGTCAAGAACTACATTAGCGTCTACAATTTCAGGCAAATCTTCACCAACATTAAACCCTAAAGTCTCGTTAGTAATGATCTCACCACGTAGATTAAATTCGCTTTCGTCTTGTAATTGAATGCCAACCATTGTTTGCTCTCCATTTGTTCCATCATTAAATGTGAAAGTACCTGAATTTTGCATACCTAGCTTAAAAGCGGAAACTTTAGTTCCATCTACTGATTTAACTACTAATATTCCCTGCTCAAATACTAAAATAGCGTCACCACTTCCGTAGCTATTGTAACTAGATGCAATCTTATGAAATGGGTAACCCTTCCAGTAAGTGAAGTCCATCATTGGCTTGCCATTCCTTACAGTTCTAAGCAATCCGTTTGCTGATTCCTGTGTAGTGGCTTCGGCTGTGTTATTAGCGAAGTCAGCAGCTCCAATAAAGGGAATAAAGTTCATCTTTTGAACCTCCTTAACAAAGTACTCTTTATTAAGCGTTCCTGAAGAAATTACCTCGCTCCAACTTCTATCGGTACGAATAAACCCCCTTGGGAATCCTAATTCTACAATGCAAGCTGCTAGGCCTGTGCCTTTCTTGTCCGTAGCGCAAGATTTGGCGTTTAAATTTATCATTTTGTTATATATTTAATTAACATACTTTTTTTATTCTTGCATCAAACTCTAAAATAATTACATCCCAATAATCTAAAGCGGTTCTCTTCTGTGGCTTTTCTCTACTTCCAAGATCGGTTCTGTGATAGTTGTGCAACTTTTGAATTTTAACTTCCCTAGATGTAATGTCTATGAACTTAAAATCGTTAATTGCCTTAATTACCTTATCAGATAGCGGAACTAATACCTTTTTAAAGGTTTCTTCGTTTCTCTGATCGTTGAACCATTCCTTTTTACTAGATGTTGCCATAAATAGCCTTAATCTAGTTGTTAACTGCTTTTTATAAAAGTTCTCTAAATTATCCCCTTCTATCGGCATTACTAGCCATACAATAGGATATTTAGCAGCGTTTGCAGAAAACACCTTGATTAATTCAGATTCAGTGCCATAATGATAAAGGCCAACATCAGAACTATCAATTAAGGGCTGTAAGCCTTGTTTTAGTACTAATTCAGCTTCTATCATATGCCTAGACTGTTTAGATTCTCATAAAACTTAAAGTACTCTGTGGTGAAACCAGCATTATCAGAAATAAACTTGTAAAGTGTTACTTCATCTATTGACAAATACATAAAATGGTAGTACTCTCTAGCCTCCCTTAGTTCATACATTCGTCTCCACGCTTGCACATACTTATTAGTACTTGATATAATTTGAGCTTTCTCTGCTTGGTCTACTGTGTTTCCTAACTGCGTCAGTCTTGTTTCTGTTTCCCTTACATAATTCGCATAAACAAAGTCGGCAACCATTGACTGCTTGACTCCTGCAATCTCATAACGTAAACCCCTCCATTTAATAGAATCATTGCCATCAATTAAATCTTTGTACTTTTGATCTGAGCTTACCTTAACAGTTCCGTCCGTTTCAAATTGTTGTAATATTATTTTAGCTTCGTAAAACCCAAAAGCATCAGATAAGAAATTAATTTCATATTCCGCAATAGTCAATAACAACGCATCATTATTATTAATCGTTTGCGCTGCTAATCCTGTGCCAGATTCCTGATAAATGTTAGGAATAAATCGACTCCCTACGTAATAAGAAACATCTGTTATCATTTACTTTCTTTTTTTCTTAGGTTCTTTTGGCTCTATACTTTCAGTCCATCTAATAGCAACTTTTTTGCCTAAACAAATATGTGCTAAATCACGACTTAAAGTAACTTCGCTATCTTTCTTATGGACAGCGAAGTCTTTTGTGAATACTATTTTAATATCCCCTTTAGCCATCTTTAATCTGGATCAGATGCAAGAGTTACTAAATTGGCTGCGATACCAGTAGACTTTAAGAAACCAGTCTTGTCAACTTCTCTAATAAGAAATAACAATCTCGCTCTAGCTTTAATTGTCTTAAGGTCACCTTTAAATTGATCTCCTACAGTTCCTTCTGAAATTGTAATGCCACCCATTTCATAGATTCTAGCAAAACGACCTTCACCTACTACCAATGTATCATCAGCTAAGTTGTTATCTTCAACAATGTCAAGACCTGCAATTTGACCAGTGCTTAAGTCAAAAATATAGTTATTGTTTGCATCCTTCTTAAGCATGTAACTATCAATTACATCAGAGTTTGCAGCAACAAAGTCAGGTGTATATTTAGAACCTCTTGTCTTAACGATAGCGGTTCTCATTTTACGAACTAAGTCTTTGATGTTTGCGTCTTGAATACTTGAAGCAACGGCAGTAAATGCAGGAACTTGAGCGACTAGACCTAATAACGTGTTACTTGTTCCAGGCCCAACTGCTAATTGATTGTCAATAACAGAACGAACATTAACATCTAAGAAGTTGTTAAGTTCAGCAGCAGCCAAAACTTCATCTTCGCCAAACTCTTCACTAACTGGTAACGTGTCACCAATTTTTCTAAGCACTGCGGTCTTTTCTTCGAATGCAACTGTGCTCTCTGGAAAGTCTGCACCTTCCGCAACGGCTGCGGCTGCTCTTGTTATACTGGCTTCATCGAAGTCAATATATGCGATAGTACCGTTGTGATTACCTACGCCAACAGGAAACTTTTGAAAATAGTCGTACAATGCACGTTTCTTTACTCCAAGTTGTCCGATGCCTGGCAATCTTACAGATTCGGTATTGTCCGCAATAGAAGCACGAACTACATTAGCTTTGAAGTGGATTTCTTCTTTTGAACCTTTTACAATAGCTTTAAGTTTATCCTTGTTTTCTAGGATTTCTTTAGCCAGCGTTTTGACCGCATTAGGCCTTGAATCAGCAGCATCTTTTAATTGCTTTACGCTTTCCTTCATTTCGGTAACTAAAGCCGTTAGCTTTGTTACAGACTCAGCATCAGCCAAATCTTTCTTTAGCAATGCTGACAACGCTACAGCATCAAGCTTTGCTAATTCTGTTTTGAGCAATTCCATTTCGTCCTTGCTAGCCTGCTTTACTTTGGCTGCCAAGTCGTTAATGATTACTTCTTTTTCTTCTACTGTCATTTTTGTTGTTTTTAAATTAAACTAACTTTACTTAGCATTTCGTGAATGCTTGCTTGAGTGCCTTGTGGCGGCTCGATTGTAGAAGTGTCATCATTAACGGCTTCCGTTGTCTTTATTAGTGTGGCATCGTTGCTACCAAAAGGAACTGCGCTACCTTCTAAATGTATTTTTAACTCTCTCACTAGTGTTACAACGTCAACGTTTTTAAATGCTTCTTTGTTGACTGATTTCTCTAGTGCTTCATCGTAATATTTCTTTTCAACTGCAAATTGCTCATCATCGCTATTAAAACCTATATCGGCTTTTATGTACATCATTCTAATAGAGTTCTGCATTCCCTTTTTACCTTTTTCAATGATCTTAGCAAAAGATGAATTTATAATGCTATCCTTTGCAATCTTAAAAACTAGTGCTTGTGTTTTGCCTTCAAAATCTTTGTTAAGGTCTTTCCAGTTTAGCTTTATAATCATTACCTCCACATCCTCTGGCATTGCAATAATATTATTAACGCTTATATCGTGATCGGTAACATAGTAGACTTTTCTATCCTGTTCCTTTGCCGTTTTGTTCATTGAATTATTCATATGAACATCGTCGTGCATGTCAATGTAATTTGTATTACTTATTACAGGATAGATAAATTTATCATCATAGTTAGGTATAGCCTTAACTGTTTGGTCGGTCTGACTATAAAACCCTAGGAATTTATTTTCTTTAGTCTTAGGCGTGCTTTTTAACGATTTAACAATAGTTTCTTTATTCGCTTGTATGTATACAAATCTCTCAGCCTTATTGGTAAACTCCTTATTTGTTAATTTGCAAAGCATTACTTTATAATTTCGTTATTTAACTTTAAGCTTTTAATCTCTTCTAGTATAGTCTTAATTCTGTCTTTGCTCTTTGTCTTACTCAGTTCCTTGTTGAGTGCTTTGATTTGGTCTTTCATAATTAATTTTTTTTGTAAAGTTATATCCTAACTGAATCTTTGCATCTTCTGGGTCAACTCCTGCTTGTAACAAATTAAGCAAAGCTTCGGACTTTCTTTTTTCACTTTCTTCCATCTGTAATTTCGTAAAATAATTAAATGGTAAATGAGTCCAATCCATGCAAGCTTCGCCTGTAAAATTAAAACGCTTCATAATCAAGTCTACAAAGTCTTCTCCCTTGGGACTCATCACGTAGTCAACGTGTGCTCCTCTTGCTTTCTCTTGGTTTTCATAAGTTGCACCGCTTCCGACCTCTGCTTCAATTACGTCTTTAGGCACTCCATAGATACGCCCAATCTTAAAAGCGTCTTGTACATAGGCTTGGTCTAGTTTTAGCTTACCCATATCCTCCACAAACCGCTTGATCTCAATCATTGATTTAATGGCTGTGACTGGAGTGTTTCGCATTGTCTTTTGCTCAATGTCCTTCTTCTCGCCTTGACTCATCATTGGGTTGTCAAGATCGTTCTCGCCTACCTTGCCAGCTACCATGTACTTCCCAGCAAATAATAAGTTTGTGTTTTTCGCGTCTAATGCCAACTCAGAATTAGAAAGCACTTTAAATAAAGCATCTATAACACTTGAGCCTTTAAACCATTGTTTTGTTGTTGAAGATAAATCGGTGTAGTGTATTACTTTGTTGAATGGAATTGAAGTTTCGTCTCCGTTATCGTACTTATACTTAACTAAATTCTTTTTAAAATTGTCTGCATTTACTTTAGACAAAAATAGTTTATCCCCTTGCTCTGTCATTTCTTTTGGAAACTGCATTTTAGAAGGGTCAAGAAAGTAAAGTATATTATCAGATGTAGATATGAAACTTTCAGCGAATAGATAAGCGTTACCCATCATTAGCCAAAACATATAATCCCACTTAAGTTGGCGAGTTGTTTGGAATGGGTTTGGTTCTGATATTAATTCGTTAAGTGGATGGTTTGGTATGATCTCGCCGTTAGTATCTTTGACGTAGATTTTACCCAATGAAAAAAGATCACAGTTCATTTTAACGATTGTCAAAAATGCTGGATTGTTAAGTATAACCTTTAGTTTGGCTGCTTCCTCTTGGTAGTCGTTGTATGCGGTATTAGGAGAATAGGGCATGAAGTTAAGACCTCTCACTCTATCTATTGTGGTGTCACGATTGTATAGTCTTGTGAACCGACTACCGAAGAATGATTCTAATATACTAATGTACTATAGTTACAGGCATGCTCCCGAATTTGTTTAAAGAATGCTTGCAAGATACAAATTTATTTATTATGAGCGTGTTTTATTTTAATTCTTTAGGCGTTATCTTATAGGCCACTAAATCCTTGTATTCAATTATCTGATGGCATCCCCTGCATTGTGCTTGCCCTGTTGTTTGTTCTACCTTGGTTGACTTATTGCAGTATGAGCAGTTTACTTTCATATTTTTTCTCCGTATAAATTAAATCCTATTTCACAACACTTATCAACATGATAATAATATCTTTTTGCAGATGTATAAATATAATATGCAATTTCACACATTATTTTGTGATACCACCATTTTAAAGGTTTACTGTGGTTATTACTTACTTTGCTCCAACTCATAGTTTTATTTATTTTGATGTGATGTATTCTTTTAATTTAGTTTTATGATACCCTTCTAAGAGGTTTATTAAACTTTCTTTTGTTCCGTTATCGAAGCCAATTATTAAATCGGTCTTTTCTTTTAATATAATATTCTTTTTTCTTAGATATTCTGTTGCTGTCATAGTTTTATTTATTTATGGTTAATAGAGTCTAAGAGCTTTGCAAAGACTCCAAGCATTAAAGATAAGCCTATATTCTGTATTAAGTCAATGCTTACAAGTAATAAGCATAAAAAGAAAGCTATTGAGTATATCCCAAATATTGTTAACTCTTGCATTATGTAGTTTATTCTTTGCTTCATGTGTTAAATGTTTTTAATTATTCCCTCTTTCCTTAAGAAAAGTACAATGTATCTAACTGCATCCATCAAGTGATTGTTTTTGTCTTCAGGTTCTTCTAATACTACACCGTAACGATCAATCACTCTACTGTAGTTCTTTTGCTCGTTATCGATGTTCTTTGAGTCTTGGGTGTAATACACTTCTAAGCCGTTAAGTATGTCTATACCGTCTAGTATGCTTCCCTTTGTCTTGGTTGCTCTTAGTGCGTAATCAAAACCCATTGATCTTAGGGCCTTTATTTTCTCTACTCGGTTATTATCGCAAATTATAGGTCGGTTTTTGTTGATGTCTTTTTGTGCGAATAACCATTTTATTAGGCCCTCTTCTTGGTCTTGTAGTTTCTTATTCATCGCGGTGTCGAGACCTTCCCTTATTTGGTTCTCTGACTTATAATTAAGTTCTCTAAGATATAGTCTACCATCAGTGTATTTGGCTTCTATCATTGCCAGAGGGTCTACAGTACCCCAGTCTACGCCATAGTAAATAGGTGCGGTTAATTCTTGATAAGCTTCAACCGTACAACTATTCCAAAAGAAGATCCTGTTTGGATTAGAACCGATCTTACCAAGTCCGTAGATTTGCCATTTGTTTTGATAGTACTTAGATTTTACGTTGTTAACTATATCTAAGTTTGGAAGTTCTAAATTAATATAAGCCTTAGACCGGTTAATCTCTATTTCTTTTACTTCTGTAGGATTTAAATATTCGTTGTCCTTGTAAGTAAGGATAATAAATTCTGAATCGTCTCTATCTAGTATCTCAGTATGTACCCAAAACTCACTATTAGGGTTATAGTCTAGGATAACTTGTTTAGCTCGTGAGGTTAGTTCTCTGTAAGTCTCAAAGGTTGTCTTGTTTGCTTCGTTTAAGAACATAAGATCAGAACGTAAACCTTTTCCAATATCTTCTTTATCTAGTCCGATAAATGTAATTTTACTTTTGTTTCTGAACTCGTATTCTTTTCCGCCTTTCCAGTTGTTACGGTCAAATATTCCAAACAGTCGCATGATCTTAACAAAGTCCTTTATGACTGTAATACGCATTTTGGAAAGTTCAGCTGATGCTATGTAAATGTCAAGACCTTCGTTACTGCTTGCATGATTAATGATGAGCATTAGTATGCTAAAGGTCTTTCCAGCACCTTGACCGCCTTGAATAACTTTAATCCGCTTAATCATTGCGGCTATCTTTCTTAGTGCTGTGGTTGGGTTAATCAAAGGCTATTTTTATAATAATTTCAATTCTTTTATTACTAAATTTAAGAAATCAATAGATTCACCTTTCTTAGCTGGCCATAAGTCGTAAAGAAATATTTTTCTTTTTAAATGATTTATCGCACATCTTTTGGCTTGGTGATGTTCTTCTTTATTTGGTTCAGTAAATAAATTAAAAATTCCGTAAAGTTTAATTGCTTTTTCATTTGGTGTCATAGCTTTAATTTTATTTTAAGTTTGTAATGTTTATAATTCTGTCAATCTATTAGTCATAACATCCCATTTATATTTGCCGTCAACTGTTACGGTTGTGTAAAGTTTTTTAGGTGTCTGACTCACTACTGTTACTTCATTACTATTTGCAAAATCTTTGTCTAGTCTTACAATTTGTCCAGAAAATAACAATTTACGCAGATTACTTGTTTCTTTCATAATTTTAGGTTTGTACTGTTTATAGGGGTTTAGTGCTACCTCTCCACAGGGTGGAGACTAATATTTATCTACTAAATGTAATAATACAGTTATAACCGCCCAGCTAATGAAAGCGTATAACGAAACTAACATTCCTTTTAATATGTAATCTACTATTTTATCTATTTTCATAATGTTTTATTTATTTTGATTCTTTTATTTTTAATGGGTCTAGGTTCATTAGCGGAGTGTTTAAGCTCTTGCCGTCTGTGGTATGGTCGATCTGTTGTCTATCGCTGTACTTCTTAGGCATCATCTTAGACATTAGCCACTTGCGTGTGTCTACTCTTAGTCGGTCTCTCTGAATAACGTTGTGATTGGTTATCTCTTTGCCGTCTTGATCTAGCATTATATCGTTTTCAAAGGCGTCACATATTTCTAGTATGTCTTCAGCCATTGCTTCAGCTCTTATCTCGGTTGCGCGCGCGTATTGTTTCGCTTTGTCTTCATTGTCATCTAACCAGATGTAAAACGTAGAGAAAGATATATTCTCTTTTTTAATCGCATTACGTACCGCTTGACCTTGTGTTATGGCGTCAAAAATGTTGTTTAGTATATTGTCTTTGTCTTCTTTAGTGTATGATGCCATTTTCTTTTGTTATAATTTCACTATTTAATCTTTTAAATGTAATGTCGTCTATCATTTTATCTTTCCATAAAATAGCAACCGCATCTAATAAAGATTTTGTTCTTAATGAGTAATTTGTCATATTTTATTTTTTTATTTTACCATTTTTTTCTTTCTTCTTCTTCCTCTATTTCTTTTAACATTTCTTTATATTTATTAAATATACTCGGATTCTTTTTTTTTAGTTTATAAAATATAATTGACCAATATACTGCTAATGCAACCCATAGCCATGCTAATAATGTGCTTGTGCTTGTTTGTGCTAATATTACACACGCATAAATACTTACTACTGTTAAAATTCTTTTTTCTGATTTCATAGTTCTATTTTTTTAATAAAGGGCCTGTCGATGAACTCTTATCTTCGTCTTTAATCTTTGGTAATGTCTAAACCCAAAGTATCGTGCTAGACCCCTATTAATTTAATACAAATATACAAAACTTTAGTTTATTGGTCTTTATATTTCCAGTGTGTTGAATTACTGGTTATTATACTATCATACTTACTATCATAAAACACATTACCTAGTCTATATCCATCTATTATTTTTCCAGATATAGTCTTAAAAATTATTCGACTTGTTTTATTTGGTAATCTATCGTTTACACTTATCCAGTCGCTTTCTTCTTTAGGTTCTGCATCCTTTTCGCTTTGATAGTGTATTGTGCTGTCTTGTGTTTTTAAATGTTCTGAAGCTTGCTCAAGAGCTTCACGCCAAGTTTCTTTAGGCTTTTCACGAAATGTTTTAGATAATTCATTACTTATGTATTCAAAATCTATTAAATCTTTTTTAGGCTTTTCATCTTCTGTTTCAATAATCTCAGCAACCATTTTAATTGCTAGTTTATCAGATAGTGAAAAGCCTATCTTGTTCTCTAGCCACTCTCTTACTATTGCTTTTAGTCTTTCGTTTTTTTTCATGATTGGTTTGTTTTTTGCTTAATTAATTCGTCTACTAATTTACTATACTTTTTGTATGCTTTATAATATTCGATTATCTTTTTAAGCTTCATTGTTAGTACTCTTTTTCTTAGTTCAAAGTGTATTAGAAAATATTTCATAATTTTAGTTATTTATCTTATTGTTCTTAATTCGTTGTATTACTCTTATTTTTAGCATATAGACTTATGATAGTTTCATACTTTCCCTTATACTCAGGACTTTTTGAAAATATTTCATAGTTTTCTACTGAGTGCATTACGGTTGTTCTGTCTCTTTTTGTTTCTCTCGCTATGCTGGAATAAGTATAAGTGTCTTCATTATTAATAATATAATCAAAAATGCTTCTGGCAGCTACATTATAATCCTTTCGACTTACAACAAATAAGTTAGGTATTGCAAAAACAGATTCAATCAAATACATAAGAGATGCAAAGGTTTTGTCTTTATATTTATTTTGTTTACTCTCATATAATTTTAACACTTTTTCTTGAAATTTCTTATGTAAAACCTCTTCATCTTTCTTTAGCTGTGCTAATAGTTGTTCTATCTCTTCCATTATTTAAGTTTATTTATATCAATCGCTAGTCCTTTTTCTATTAGTCCGAATACGTCAAAATGATTCCTAATTAAATAGTCAATTTCGTTATAATCACAATTAAATATGTCTTGATTATTTTCTAAATGTTTAATTAATTGATGTGATGGAAAAAATAAATGTTCTCCTTTTTCACCTATTAAAGTTAAATCAGATAAAGGTCTTAGTATTGGTTTAATTTTACTGTAGCCGTGTTCACTTTCTACAGTATCAAAAAAAGCATAGCTATTATCTGTATAAGCTCCGCATAATTTAGCTACTTTAATTTTTGATTGGTCAGTTAGTTGGCACATTAAACCATAAGGCAAGTAAGGTGCTAAGTGTTTTAATTCTAATTTCATAGTTTCTAATTGTTTAGTTTGCTAGTATGTTATTTCTAAAGCTCATAGCTCCATGGTGTGATATGTATTCGCTGCAATTCTTATACCCTAAGTCTAGGACTTTCTGGTCTAGTCTCTTCTGATTCTTGACTTGATTGCCTAATAACTTACGGTCTAATTGCTTTAAGGTTGTGTTTCTTTTTTGAGTTACGCTAGGTGTTCTTAGTCTCTGTGAGTTTTTGCTTTTGTAACGTCTTGTTACCTCTTGTCGGAACTCTTGCATTCCGTTCTCTTCTATTACCTTGTAGATCATTCGCCAAGAGGTCTTAGCTTGTATTCTTATGTCTTCTAATCTCTCCCCTTGTAGTAATAGTTTTTTAATTAGTTCTAGTTTATTGTTCATGGTTTTATTTTTTAAAACCCCCGATTAAGGGGGTATAAGATTTATTTTTTTATAACAAACATTAGAACCTTGTCAATCAATCCGCAAACAGAAATAAACATCTTTTGATTAGTTTTTGACTTAAAGGTGTACTTTGTTTTTAAGGCTGTAAGGTCGCTTATTAAATCTTTAACCTTGTCAGCATCGCCTTTATTTAGTTCTGCTTGTAGGCTTGCTTCCTTGGCTTTCTGTACATCTTCTAAAGCTTTTTCATTAGCTAACTTCTCAGCTTGTAACTTTGAAGCCTTATCACGTTCTATTTTAAGTTGTGCTTCATGCTTTGCGTTTGCAATATGCTGAAGTCTTGCTCTTTCATTTGATGCCTCTGCTTCTTTTTCTTTGCGCTCTGCTTCTACTTTGTCTCTTGCTTTTTGCTCTGCTTCTGCTTTCTTTTCGCTTGCTTCTCTTTCGGCTTTTAAGTTAGCGTTTTCTTCTGCAATTCTTTTGCGCTCTTCGGATTCGGCTTTTTTCTCTGCAAGTTGACGTTTTCTGGATTCCTCCTCAATTCTAATCAAATCAAAATGAGCTTGTTTTCTTGATTGAAAGTAAGCTTCAAATACATCGTCCTCCATATCTGAGAACTTTCTATTTTCAGCATCATCAATGTATGGCAACATCATTTTAACCCTGTCTAGTTGTAAGGCTTCTAATCTGTTTTGCTCTTGTAATTCTGCATGCTTCTCAATAGAGCTTAAAGGATTCTCATATTCTTTACTCTCTAAGATTAAAAGGTTGTGAACCCCCATAATAGCCTTATCATACAATTTAAGATCGGACTTCATCAAATCCTTAGCATTCCTTATTTTGCTTCTGGTCGGTACAATATCCAATCTTAATCGTTTTGCTTTTGCTGATACTTCTGGGGTTATTCCTTTTTTGGCTTCTAGGATTATTTCTTTAAACCTTGAATCGAACTCTTGAAGCTCAATAGCCATAGGAAGGAATGTTTCCTTTATTTGTGTTGCCTTACTTAGCTCTACTAATTTTAACTCAGGAGCTTCAAAATTTACTAATTGTGTATTCATAATTCTAGTTATTATATTATGTTTTTAGTTTTAATTCCGCCTTATTCGGGGGTTTTATATTTATCTTATTCTTTTTACACCCATCCAATTTTTAGAGATACCTTTTTTGTAAGGTGACTCCATCCAGAATGCGTTTTTCTCACTTGCTAACTGCTCTGTACTATCTACTTGAACAGTCTTTTCGTCTTTTGCATCGTTTGCCTTAAATATTGTAAGTGTAAATGTTTTCATAGTTTCTAATTTTTATCAAATATAGTTACAACAAACGGATAAACAAACAATTCAAACGTTAAACTTTGTAAATTCTTTTTCATACAATCCAATAAACTCGTTGGCTTGGTTGCGTAACTCTATGCGGTGCTGTGCTGTATAAACTAAATCTTTCTTCTTAAGTATTAGTCTAAACTCTTTTGCTTTGTCTAATGCTTCAATATATCCTAATTTAGTCTGTCTTACTTTGCTTTGTCGCAATGCTTCGCAATAGTCTGCGTACTTTAAACCATATCTACTTATTAATCCTCTGTAGTATTTAAGGTCTTCACCTCCTTTAAATCCGTTAGAGTTTCTGCTTTGAAAGTGTATATTGTGAAGGTTGCAAGCTATATGGCCGCTACTTTTTACAGACAAAAAATGCCCAGCATCTGAAGGAATTACATTAGGATTACAAATACACATCTGTCCTTTGTCAATCATCTTAGCAATTTCATTAATATAGTATTGCAAGTACTTTGCGCGGTATTGATTTGCTGTAAGTAAGTCTAGGTTTTCTTGTTGAGTTTTTTTCTTGCCGTCTAGCTTAACTTGTTTCTTTGCTTGTGGTATTGTTACTTTGCGTATGTACTCGCCGCCTGCTTCTGTAGTCTGGGTCCATTTTATGAAACAAGAATGGCAAAGGTCATACCTGTAGGGATAGCCTAATTTTCCGCATCCTTCATAGTGTTCTACTCTGTAGTTTCCTTTGCATATCTTTTGTTTCATGGTTTTAGTTTTAAAATTGATATTCATTAACAGAAAGTAAACTAGACTTTTTTAAATAAAGATCTAATGTTTTTTTATGTTCAATAATTTCTCTATTCCATTTCTCTATTGAATATTCAGCACCTTCATAGATAGGTTTTCCAATCCATTGTTTCATTTTTTCTCTAGTGTTTTTAATTGAATTTATCTTAGATTCTATATTTGATGAATCATATTTGATTTGTCTTGCTATTTCTTCCATAGTTTTATTTTCTTAGTGATGTTACTTTTAACTCTATTTATTTTCAAAATAACTTACTACTGTATCAATGGCTATTCCTAAATCTCTAGGGTTTACCATATTAGTGTGAAACGTTGTTTCTCCGTCAAACCTTCTCCATACATTATGATCTTTTAGTATTTGTATTGCTTGTTTAAGTTTCATAAGTGTTTATTTTTTCATAGGCCTTACTTTGTTTCTTATCTTTTTAGGTTTATTTTTAAAGAAATCAAATGACTCTTTTAAACTATGACATGTTAATTCTCTTTTTTTATTTATACAACAAATAGGGCTGTTGTTGTAGCAAAAATGCTTTATCGCTTCTTCTAGTGTGTTTGCTATTGAAATCATATTTTTTTATTTTAAAATTTATTTTCTTAGTGATGTTCCTTTTAACTCGATAATGTTAAACATTTTAAACAACCTATCGTACACATAAGCGTCCTGATGGTTGTATTCTTTCTTTATGGCATAATGTTCCCCTATTGCTAATAAAGTCTCTGAGGTGTCACCTATGGGGTTTATGGAGGCTACGAGTCTGCTATTATTATCATAGACATATCTTATTATTTCTCCGACTACATTTGTCTGA